TCAAGATATTGTAAACAGTTTTCTATACCATCAGAAATCATATCATCTCTAAATGTATAGTTAATAAAGTTTGGTCTGTAAGATAAGTGATTTGCAATCTTTAAAAAGCACTCACCTATATAGTTTGAAACATGTGGTTTATCTTCACCTGATTCTTCAGCGTCCGTACAGAGTTTTCTATATTCGGTCATAGCCGCTAGAAACTCTTTATTGTTCACATAATGTTCTTTCTTTTTATCTGATTTCATGTTACTCATTATATATCATTAGACAGGTAATGTCAATGCTGGTTGGTCTTTATTAACTTGATAAATGTATTTGTCCAATAAGGAAAAGGTATACGCCAATCTGCTGGATTAGTATGATGATATATGTGGTCACCATCAACAAATAAAAGTGTAACCCATAAGTTATTTTGCAGTTTGCCTGGATAATGTCCTGCTGTATTTACAATACCACCACCTATAATACTGTACATTGCAGGAAATATGTGTAGTGCATAAACTAAAATAGGATTTATCATTAATAATGTAAAGAAATATAATGCATGTATTTTAAAGTAATGATTATGTATGAATATATGTTCTTTATCTCTAAGTAAATCTTTTGCATATATCATACTCATTTTGTTTTTTTTATTTTGAAAGAAAAACCCAAAAAATACTTTAAATAAACCATCATATTTGGGTGAATGTGGGTCACCTTCTTTATCAGTAAATCTATGATGTTTCATGTGTGTAGCTTTATATAATATTGTTGAACCTGCCCCTATTAATACGGCTGTGTACATTAAAAAATAATGCCAAAACTTGTTTGTTTTAAATGTCTTATGTGAAAAGTATCTGTGTATTGCAATAGGTTGACCTATACCACCTAAGATATATCCTAATAGTAAACAAATTAACCATTGTTCTAATGTTAGAAAAAAGAAACTAGATATTAAACCTATCCACAGTAATGCCCACAGTATTTTCATTTTTGTAATTATATTCATATCACCCTCTACTAATTAAAAATAGTTTTTCTATAACCCATGCAGGTGGGTCTAGTTCCCACCACTTATGTCCATGTCTGTAATCTTTAGATATTGTATGATGATAGTTATGCCAACCCTCACCCCAACTAATTAATGAAGTTAATGGACTATTAACAGCATTACAATCTTTTCTAGGTGTAATAACGACATAACCAAAATGTTTGCAATGAGGTATAACACCAAAGGCGCCGGCTGCAAAATATACACAAGCTGCAGGAAAACTAAATGCAAATATGCCTAACATTGGGTCTATTGCATATAAAACACCAATGTAAGTAAACAATAGTTTCCAATAATGTCTTGTAATAAACATATAGTCTTTATCTTTTAAGATATCTTTTACCATTGTTTTAGGTACAGTTATAGGGTCATATAAAGTAAGCCATGCTCTAACATAACCTATTCTATCTGGTGATTGGTTATCATCTACAGGATGTCCGGCATATTTGTGATGATATCTATGTTGTGCTGTCCATGATAGTGGATTACCAAATGCAGGTATTATAGTTAAATATTTTAAAATCTTTTCTCTTATTGCACCTGTTCTAAAACTTCTATGTGCCATAAATCTGTGTATTGCAATGTTTGTCCCAAATATATTTACAAATGCCCATGCGATTAAACCATATATGATATATTCTGGAAAGTAAATACACCCTAATATGGCAATGATAGTATTAAGTAATGCTAACAATTGTATTAATCTTGCATGTTTCATTTTGTCCACCCTAACTTATTTATAACCCAAACACATGGGTCAAACCAACAATGTTTTAATTGTGGGTCAATATGATGTTGTCTATGAAATGATTCTGAAAATGCAACCGGATACATATACGGAACATCTCTAACTTTACCCATATGACACATAATTCCTGTTACTGTCATTACCCAAAATGTAGTCATACCTACAGCTGTTGCCCATGATAAAAACCATTCAATAGGTAATATCATAAACAATATAAAATTAAGTAAGTATGCTAAAAATGTTTCGTTTTTTGTTAACCACATTTGCCATTCATTTCTTATTCTCTTAGAAGCTAGTTTTATACTTGCCTCATGTTCATGAGTTCTAAATATAATTCTAAACCAATTAACATATTTAGGACTGTGTGGGTCTTTTTCTGTATCAGAGTTCTTATGATGATTATGGTGCCATGCACAATATGATATTGGCGTACCAATCAATGCAGTTAGAGATACTACACTCATTATGTTTTGAAACCATACAGGTGGATTCCATAAGTCATGTGTTGCCCACCTGTGAGTAAACATACTCATAACAAATTCTAGTAAGAACCAGAATAAAATATATGTAAATAACAATTGTGTCCAAGATAGAACAACAAAAGAATACAATGCTAATGCAAAGTAAAATATATATAAAATACTAAGTGCTAATCTCATTTTCAACCACGCTTGACATTGTTCTCTATTTATGTTATTTTAGCTGTGTTCTCCTCCCGAGGGTCAGAGTAGCTAGTGTTTAGTGCTATCATCTAGACTATCAAAGATATCATTTAACTTCTTAGATACATCATCATCAAGTTCTTCTCTTTCATAAGAATCTTGATTATGTTCTGTTACCATTGTAGCCTTCTCATATGCACTTGATACACTTACATAAGAATTGGTCATCGCTGTACCAGCAGATGTGATAGTCATTATCTTATCTTTAGGTATAGATATAATAGTATCATCAGAATATGAAGTCCACTTTATAAGGGCAACATAATCTTTTAGACCAACCTCTTCCATAGCAGGTATATACTTTACTTGCAAAGGTTTATCAATTTTAACAAGCGGTGATTTTTCATCTAACAATCTTTCTGGTATTGTACAAACAATATCATCACCATTAATAAGTTTAATAATCTTAATTGCTTCCATGTAACTCTCCTTTATAACTCGACATTATGAATGTCATAGTTAAATCCTTCTTCGTTGTATATATTTATCCTTTCTCTAAAGTGAGAAAGAGTATAATTTTCTTCTTCTTGGTACGATAAATCATCTGATATATCATATAATCTAGCCTCTGAATTATCATCTTTTAGTCTTAATCCACGACCAATGCTTTGTAAGTTTCTAATACGAGACTTACTAGGACTACTAAAAACAATATTATGTAAATTACGAATGTTAATGCCAGTACTAAAGGTACCATAACTGGCAATAATAATAGCGTTATCAGATTTTTCTGTGATAGCTCTAATCTTTTCTCTTTCATGCGCTTCTACTCCTCCATAAACAAAGAATACTTGTTTGTCTTCATTCTTTTCTTCTATTAGTTGTTTTAATATCATACCATGTTTTTCTACATATTGAAACAGGCAAAGTGAATTGCCAGTAAGACCTAAACATAGATTTCTGATATAGTTATTTCTTTTAGTATTAGATACTAGAAAATCCATTTCTTCTTGATATGTTTTACCTCTTAAAAAGTCTATTGACATCTTCTCATGTTTTAAAACTAGACAATGTATTTTAAGTTGAGCCAGATGTTCTTTTTCTTGAAGTTCTGTAGTTGTTACTATCTTGTTCACGGCGCCGAATAAACCTTCTAAAACAAGTTTGTGTGTCTTACTATCATCAAGTGTGCCTGTAAGACCAATACGATACTTACAGTTTTCTAATCTTGCCATAATTTTAGTTAAAGAAACTGCCTTAAACAAGTGAGCTTCATCACCAACAACCATACCAAACTGTTTAAACCATTTCTTATCTAGTTTATAGATTGATTGCCATGTACTAATCACAATTCTTTTATCTGTTTCTTTTTCATGACCTTGATATATTCTGTGTACATTTCTTTGACTGTTATAACCATAGTCTTTAAAGTCTTTATATAATTGTTCTACTAGAGAAGTAGTCGGTACTACTATAAGAATCTTATCGTTTTTTTCTTCTTTCAGGCGTATCAGATTAAATCGCACCATCAGATAAATTATCAGAGATTTTCCGGATGCCGTAGGCGATAACATTAAACATCTTGATTTCACCATAGAGTAAATAAACGCCGATTTTTGGTAGTCTCTTACTTCAAAAGGTATTTTTAGTTTCTTAATAAAACTATCTACTAGTTTATCATCTACTGTAGCGTCTTTTATGTCTGTTCTGTCTACTACTTCAACATCATTCTCTTTACACCAGTTTAGTATGTATGGGTATAGACCTGTATAGATTTGACCATTTGTATATGAGAATAATCGTATCTTGCCATCCCAATGTCTTGAACGATAGGCAGGCATAAATTTAAAACCTGGCACAGAAAATGTAAAGTGTTCGCCTAAGTCTCTACGAACATCCTCATCAGCGTCCACTACTAAGTGTACATCATCTTTCTTTGTGAGTATTAGGTTTCTCATTACTAGATAGCGCCAGAAGTAAACTTTCTCCACTCTATTGCATTTCTTATTTGCCAATCACGACCACCCACAATCTTTAGTGTTCTGTCTAAGTAATTGACAACAGTTTCTAGATACTGTATCTTTTGTTTTGACTTGATTAAGTCTTCATCAGAATCAAGATACTTATCTAAGTCTGACTTCATAATTTTTAAATTGAAAGGTTTTTCTTGATACACTTTAGGACTTGCCTTACCTGTGTAGTATTCCCACTTAACTCTTTTAAGTATTTTGTAATCAGATTCAGCTCGTGTCATTAACAATTTAAAGTTATTGTAATGTTTAAGATATTTGTTATGTATCTGAGGTGTCTTTAGAGATTCTAAGTCAAGTTCAGATTCATTTATTTTGAGGTCTTTATCGACCTGCTCTTGTAGTTCTTCTAATGTCATAATAAAATCACCGGTTAATTATAT